GGCATCACTCACCCTTTCTGAGAGTAGCGTGTCCAGCAGCGACCTGCTGAGAACTGACATCGTCCCGGTCGCCGTCTCTCCAGATTCGACCAAGAAATCGCCCAAAGGTGATTGATCGCCCAACGTCAACGGAGCCGGGAATGTGGAGGACAGCACTGGAACCTTCGGGGAGAATCTCTTTCAGGTGGTCCTTCGATGCGTAGCCTGCGGCTTTCTCGTCTGGGTTCTTTGTGCGGACTTCCGGTGCCCAGCAATCGAGAAGACGGACCCGGACACGCTTCGTGATCTCGACGACGACAGTGTCCCCGTCATAGACCTCGATAACGCGAACCGGAACCGTCCAGCCGATCGGTGGGGCGTCCGCCTCAGCAGACAGGACGCCGCACACAATCAGGCAGCTAATCAGCAGAGTCAGTCTTTTCATCCAACCACGCCTTGAGATCATCTCGGGCTTTTTCGTGACGGCGTTCCGCCCGCCGCTGGGCAGCGGCCTTCATCGCCTTCACACCAAAGCCAAGCAGTTCGTTACGTCCAAGCAGTCCACCGAGGGCCATTCCGCCGAGGTGGCTTGCGACAAATGCGACAGCAATCTCAACCATTATGTCCGTTCCTTTCGAGCATCTGAAGAATCTGATCGACCTTCTCGATCTTTTGCTCGTCGTGCGTTTCCGTGACTGCGTCCAGTGTTGCGTTCCCTGCAACACTTCCGCCCAGCAGCAGAGCGGCAAGTCCGCCCAGCATCTTTGGGTTGATCCACTTGGCCGCTGACTTCAGATCATCGAGAGCATCAATGTCCTTCTCGATTGACCCGAGCCGTTCGGCCAGAACGTCCAGACGGCTCTCGATCTTCGATAGCCGTTCTTTCGAGCCTTCGCTCGACTCGATGTCCTTTTCCAGTTGACGTACGAACGTCTCCAGCTTGGCGACTTTCATCGAGAGCTGCATAACGGCACTGCCTTTGCCGCTATCCCATTCCAAAGTGTTGTCGCCAGAGGGAGGACTCATGCCGCCATTCTCCTGTGAAGAAGCCCACTCAACAGGCCCGGAAGGCCGAGCACAAACAACCACGGATCGTCGGTAGCTCTGTCGCGAATATCACTCGCTTCCGCCTTCAATGTTTCGACTTCTGACTTGAGAGAACTCAGTGCCTTGATCTTCGCGATCGGATTGCCGTCCTTCAGAGTCGCCACGTCAGACATAACCATCGTCAGGCTCTTGCGGAGAATGTCGAGCTGCTCAGCATCGGCTTCGTTCGACGCCATTGCACCCTTCAGGTCCGCGAGGTCTTCTTTCATGGCCACGGCACCACGAATCTTGTCCAGCGGATTCGCGGACTTCAGTTTCTCAAGGTCTTCCCGTACGGAATCCAGAGCCTTCTTCAGTTCGGACTCGGCAACATCCCCGCTCGGCGGGGCAGGTGCCGGTGCCGGTGCCGGTTCGCCCAGATCAGCCCGTGGGACACTTCCCGGCGGCTCGGGAACCGGAGCAATTCCGCCCGGACGCTGTGGAAACGCAGGCGTTCGCTCAGCCCCGAGGATCATCATTCCGATGCCATCCAGAACCGACGACAGGAAACCGATCAGCCCGCCGCGACGATCCGGGCTATAGCCGACTCTGAAGTTCTCCGTGCCGCGTACCCAGATCAGCGGAAACGCCAGATTGGTTCCGGGCGGGATCGACTTCCACATCTCATCAGCCAGTTCCTGATCGGACCAGACGCCAGCACGATACTCGACCATTCGCAACTTGAACGCCTTGAAGTGACCCGCCGCAATGTCCTGCTTCAGACGATCGCACGGCCCACAGCCCGGCGTCGTGAAGATCACGACTTCGTTGGACTTCGTGTAATCCGACGATGCTGGCCTACGGCCTACGGCATTCATCGTCAGGTGAATCTCATCCAGCGAAACGTAATGCGACCCAGGTTCGCCACCGAGGTCGTTTCTCGCGGATGCGATGCCGATCAGCTCACCCTGTTCATTGAACAGCCCGCCGCCGCTGTTGCCCTCAAGAATGAAGAAGTCCGTGCTCGTGAACCGCTCGTTCCTCGAAGTTACGACGCCTTCATTGATCGACCACTTGCCAGCCGGGTAGCCGTAGCTGCGAACGGTCTGTCCCTTTTGAACGGAGCGGTCTGCGATCGGAACCGTCGCCGGAGCCTTGCTGTGCAGCTTCAGGGCGATGACCTGATCACGACCGTTCTTCTCAGGATCGTGGGCCGTGGACGCTTTCAGTTTCGTCCCGTCGCGAAACGTGACCGTCACATTGTCGCCACAGCCGCAATGCTCGGCGGTCAGGATGTAGCCGCCTTCCACAGAGACCCCGGAGCAAAGAGTGCCGCCAGGGTAGTTGAGCCGCACAACCGCAGCGGACGGGTCGGCAGCGGTAGCTGTCGCCGCAAGGGCGAAGAACATCATCAACGATTTCATGGGTCTTCCTTATTCGATTTCACGAAGCCTGACATAGTTGTCCATCATGTGATCGCTCACCGCATCGAATCGGAATCCGACGATCCGCTCGAACAGCAGGTCGAAAAACGTCGCACCGAAAACTACACGCTCAGCGGTCAGTTTTTCTTCGGTCGGCGTTTCTTTGATCAGGATCGGTATGCCGACATGGCGGAACCGAAACGGACCCGGAATGCGAGGAACAATGTCATTTGAATGGACAACTCGTAACGCACGATCGCGGAACAGCCAGTTGAACTTGTGAGCCGTCGACGGCCCAAGAACTCTGGGTGATCCAAACGTAACAACACGACGTATGCGAAGCTCGCTCGACAGAGCCGCCGCAGCCACGGTCGCCAATGCACCGCCGAGGCTGTGCCCGGTGATGAACAGGCTGTGTGTTGACGACGGGATTGCCGAGTAGATCGCGTGCTCGATTGATCGCCACGCATAGCCGAAGCCAGCGTGAACATCACCGATTCCGTCAAAATGCAGTTTGCGGGTGTCGGCGTCGGTAAGCCAGTCTCGTGGATCGGAAGTCCCACGAAAAGCAAGAATTGTGTCAACCTGATTGGAGATCACGAGACATTCTGTCCCATCCCTCGAAATCAGCCTGCATTCCCCATCCCACCCGTCCGGGACGCCCGGCAGGTACGCATCTGAAGCCGCCTGGGCCAGAATCTGGGCGTCCAGAAGCACGGATTCAGACGTAGTGAGCTGGTTCAGCATGGCCGGAGTTTACCCGGCCACGCGATGCCAGTCAGCGGGACTTTTTGCCCACGCATCGCCACCGCTTGCGGCTCAGCCGCAACGGGGAATTGGGGTTCTTCGCTGCCGCCGGATGCCGCTTGAGTTGGGCATAGCTGCGGGCACAGTAGGCGTCACCCTTCGCCGTTCCGGGACGCACTTTTGCGCCCTTTTGGCCGTACGAGACCCGCTTTCCGGTTGAGGTGACCTTCACGCGGGCCTTGCCTTTGGCGGGTTTCGCACGAGCCATCAATCACCGTCCTTCTTGCGAGTCAAAACGCGAGCCAGCTCCACAGTGGCCCTCACGTCGACCAAAGCATCATGGGCATCGCCCTCAAGCTCAATACCAAATTCCGAACACAGGGTTTCGAGCCGGAAGTTCTCGGGCCGAGGATTCCCGGTGGCAAAATACCACCACTGTGCCAGTTGCAGGGTATCGAGCACACGCCAGTCGCCGGGACAGTATTCGCCCAGACGCTTATACCAGTCATTGAGAAACTGCCGATCGAAGACGGCGGCGTTGTGTCCTGCCATCTGGCACGAGACGTACGGACGGCCTTTGGCACTGACATTGTTGAGGTCGGCGTGCTTCCTGAGAAGTGCCGTGAACTCCTTCACGACGATCTTCGGGCTGAGGGCGTCTCTGGCCCAGACCTCGGGATCGTAGTGGTTCTTCTCCAGTGCGACCGGATCACAGTTCTCTTCGAGAAACTTGACCTTGCGTTCGTAGCACTCAATCTCATGCAGGTTGCGGTCGACAACGACAGCAGCCACCTGGGTGATCGGGTGCTCCTTGCCATTGAGACCTCCTGTCTCAAGGTCGAAGAAGACAATCGCCATGTTTATGTCCGTCCATAGAAAAAGGGCACTCAGGTATAGTACCTGAGTGCCCTGACGGACACTACACAAAACCGTTTAGAACGGCGTGTCTGCTGATGCGTTGCTCGTTTCCTGATTGACAGGTCCAGTTGCCCGGACCTGGCCACCGGAGACGGACTTCATCAGCTCGTGGGCTGCAACGAAGCGAGCATCTTCGGGCGATAGTAGTGACGCCTTGATGTCCCCATCGACGGCTGGGGAAAGCGACACCCCGAAAAACTTGCCGTGCTGATTCTCTTCCATCTTGCTCTTGATGCGAACGAGATGTGCGAAAATCGGCGGTGTTGCACGTCGGCCATCAGCACGAGGAAGCAGTAGCGTACTCACTCGTGTGTTCCACTTGCGGTATGCCTTGATCTTCGTGCTGGTGAATGGAACAACGATTCCACCGACCGGCTCATCGTCTTCATCACAAAGCACGGCGTACAGGTAGAACGCTTCGGTCAGATCATTGCCATTGACAGACAGGCGGTTAAACGAAGTCGATCTGGACTTCGCCTCTCGGACAACCGCACTGCCTGCGTCATGGACGCCGACAAAACCTCCGCCCTCTTCCCGAGGCCGATACTCGATGTAGACGTGCTCCGTGTAGGCGGGCACAAGGACCACCCCCTCTTCACGTCCGTCGTAGATTTCCTGAGTCGCTGAGTTCAGGAACATTCCCGGACGAGCACCTTCGATTCCGCCGTCCTGTGAGTCACGGCATTGCGGCGAGTTCTGCTGCAAGAGTGACAGGTACGGAGTCGAGCGATCGTCCATCGTCTGGTTTTCAAAACCAGTCTCCTGAACATCACCGTAATCAGGAACCACTGCCAGTCCACGTTCTTCGTTCTTCGTCAGTTCGGACATCGTTCTTCGTTCTCCTGTGAACGACCTAAGAAAGTTTCGCCACCGTTTGGCGATACACCCCGAATACTTCTTCGGGAATGTCTTCTCCGTTCTCAAGCTGCTGCTTGACGAACGCCTTCAGCGTGCTGGGATGTACCGCCTGCTTGCGGTCGTATCGCACGCCTTCCTTTTCGAGAGTGCCCTCGAAGCTCGTGGCCCAGTCTTCCTGATCTCGTCCAAACGCGATCTTGAACTCGCGTTTGATCAGGTTGCCGTGGCCGTGCTCGTTGAGCCACTGATGGGCCGTGACCATGTTGTCGTTCGAGATGCGGGCGAAAATCTGATCAGAGACACTTACAGTTGTGCCGTCCGACAGCTTCACCTCGCCCATTCCGACAGCAGCCATCGCTTCAGGCAGGTCGCTTTCGCTGAGCTGCTTGAAATGCTCTTTGGCATCTTCGAGAGCCTGTTCGGCTTTCCGAACAGCCTGAGCAGCCTGCCGCTGCTCCTGTGCAAGTCTGGCGATTTTTGCCAGAGCGTCTTCGCCCGCAGGGGCGACATCCGGGTAATCGTGCATGATCTATCTCCTTCATGCAGGCAAGTTATGCCGGGAACCATACTTCCGAAAATCGGCTTGTCAATTCCACAGCTTTACAGAAATCGGAATATACTCACGTTCGCGTCCGAGCCACTGAAGAATGCGAAACTGCCCCTGGGTCTGGTCCGCAATCAGTGCCGTGGCCAATCCGATCATCGACGGATGGCCCACTTGCAGTAGATAGTCGTCCGACCCAAAGCTCGAAAGACGCTGACTCAGCTTGTTCAACGCATCGTCGAGACGGAACACAGAGTCCCGAGGCTCCATCACGAAGAACAATTCACCGAACCGCTCAGCCGCACGAAAGTCCATCCGGCCCGGCTCACTCTGAACGATAAACACCCGGCTCATATCCACTCCTTGAGATTATCACCTGTGATAACATTCGCGATCTCCAGCTTCTTGCGGAGCGCGGTCACGATTCTCTCGTCGATCGTGTCTGGGCAGACCAGATCGACATACAGCACCGACTTCTTCTGCCCAATGCGGTGGGCACGGTCCTCACTCTGAAGACGCTCGGCCAGCTTAAACGTGTTGCTGTAGTAGACGACGACAGTGGCTTCTGTCAGCGTCAATCCTTCGCCCGCCGCAGCCGGATTGGCCACGAAGATTCGAGCATCACCTGACCGGAATCGGTCAATGGCCTCAGCACGGCCTACGTCCGAGGTTCTCCCGTCATAGGTTGCGTACGAAATGCCTTCTTCGCCCAGACGGGCTGCGATCAGATCAATGTCGTGCTGGAACCTTGCCCAGACGATGGCCTGCTGCGGATCGTTGTCGTTCAGAACCTCGACCAGAGCGTCCAGACGTGGATTGCCGCCTTCGATATCGACGGGTTCCTGAGTCTGCTCGGTCACGACAAAGCCGTTGATGATCTGCTGCAACCTGAGCATCTCGACGATGATCAGGTTGGCCGTAATCATGTCACCGTTGCTCAGGAATGCAATCGCATGGTCTCGAATCTCTTCGTAGAGCTTCCTCTGAGGCTTCGTCAGTTCGACATAGACCTTGCTGTAGACCTTGTCCGGTAGATCGAGGACCGTGTCCTTCGTCTTGCGGTCACTGATTGACTGGAGCATCTCGTACAGGTTGTCGACGTTGCGGTATCCGACACACATATTGAACCGTCGACCGTCCGCGAGGCTCTGCGTGTTGAAGATGCCGAAGTAGTTCTTGAACGCCAGAAAACTGCCGAAATGCCGTGCTTTCCAGAAGTTCGGCTCAAGAAACGCCACCTGCGAGTACGCATCGAACGGACCATTGGTGATCGGCGTCCCGGTCAGAATGCGACGGCTCACGGCCTGATCGCCCAGCTTCAGGGCCGCCTTCGTGCGCTTTGCGGTCGGGTTCTTGATTCTGGGCGACTCGTCCAGAACAACCATCACCTTCCGCTTCATCAGGCGGTCGCAGAATGCCTTTCCGGCCTTCGTGATCAGGGCGTCGTAGTTGATCGCTACAATCAACAGGCCGTTGAACTCGATCGCCGTGTCAAGCTGCTGCTGATACCGCTTCTGTCCGGCCTTTGTGCTCTGATACCAGAGCGATGCCACGTCCTCGACATCTTCGCTGAGATGTCGCGGGACTTCGTCAGTGATCCAGTTGCGGTGAACACCTTTGGGGGCTACGACGAGCAAGGTGTCGATGTAGCCATTGAGGTACTGCCAGGCGGCAGTGTCCAGCGTGATCTTGGACTTGCCGCAGCCCATTTCCCAGAAGATGCCGTAGGACGTTCTTTCCCTCGTGGCGTCGAAACACTCAAGCTGGTGAGCGTACGGTTCAGTCTTGAACCTCATGCCGATTCTCGAATCTCCCGTGTCAGTATTGCGGTATGTTCCGTGAGCTGGCTGAGAACACGGGTCTGCTCAGCCATTTCACGGGAGTGCTCCTGCTGAGCAGTGAGCATGGCGTTATTTGCCTTCTCCAGATTATCGAGGAACTCGATGTGCCTCGTAGCGACAAGCGTAACGATTCCTTCGTGTGGATCAAACAACCTTCGCCCCATGTAGACCAGAGATCGGTACAGGGCGAAGGCGAACATCACCACAATGAACACGGGAAACCCGAAATTCTGAAGGACCGTCTCAGGCGTCATGTCAGAAGACTCCTCAACTGCGAAATGGCTGCGGTGAACTGATTCAATTTCGAGGCGTCTTCTCGAATCGCTGACGAAGGTTCGACTGAATCCAGCAGTGCCTCGATTGCTTCCGTGTCGCCCAGACTGACCAACTCAGCGGTCGACGAGTAAAGATGCTGGTACGGACCACGCAGCCATGCTGGAAGGGATGCCCAATACTCGGCCATCTGGCGTCGAAGGCTAACGCTCTGAGGAGCCTGCACAAAAGACCCGCCGTCTGCCCTTGTGAAGCCGCAGTAGACATCATCAGGCACGACTTCCCAGCCGGTTCCGCTTTTCGGGGCTAGTGAAATCTGCGTAACGACATTGTTCTCAATTAGTGCGAATCGCATTAGTTTCTCCAGTAACTTACGCGGGCATATCGTTCAGGAACGACACTGGTTCCATAGGCATAGCCAAGTCCGCTTGCATCCCCAATGTCGGCGTAACATTCAAGCTGGTATGTCTTCCCAGCGGTGACCGCACACCCGCCTAACAGAACCGCGCTGTAGGCAGGCAGGTGTCCGGTCAGGCCATATCCAGCAACCGTCCCGTCCGTCACATTCTTTAACCGAGTGTGGGTTCCGTAAGAGTCGTGAAGAACATTCTGCCACTCGACCCAGCCATCCTGCTTTGGGATGAACTGGTTTGAACTCAGCGTCAGAATTCCGCCGACGTTTCGGACTTCCGTGTTCAGAGGACGAACTGTCCATGTATCGCTGGGCAGATTGCCACCATCAGTATTTGCAGCGAGCTGATGCTCAAGAACTGCATCGGGGATGCCCGGAGTTGATCGGGTGCCGCTGACGATGGCCCAGTTCGCTCCGTCGTAGACCAGCTCCAGTCGATCGCCAGCCAGGAACAGCTTCACGGAGCTGCCGTAGCCGCCGATGTTTGATCCATTGCCGCTGACCGTGAGCGAGAAGCCAGTTGTGACACTGGCCACATACACGGCAACACCATCGCCAGATTCCGGGGCCGCTGGCAACGTCAACGTCCAGTCACCAGAAACGGTCGCTACGATGAACTCACCAGCGTCCGTCGTGTAGTTGGCACTCTTGGCCAGAACGGACCAGTTGGCCGCACCGGCAGCCAGCTTATCAGAAGTAACTGCCCCGTCCGCAATCTTCGCCGTCGTCACAGCATTGGCCGCCAGCTTGCCCGACGTGACGTTCAGGTCTTTGATCTTGGCCGTTTCGACGGAATCCGTTGCCAGCTTCGCTGCGGTGACATTCGCAGACGCGATCTTTGTTGTCGTCACGGCGTCCGTTGCCAGCTTGGCCGCCGTTACGTTGGCGTCCTTGATCTTGGCCGTCTCCACGGCATCGGTAGCCAGAATCGCCGCTGTGACTGCACTTGACGCAAGCTGCGAAGTGCCCACGGCAGCGTCCGCAATCTTCGCCTGTGTCACGATGTCGTCGCCCAGCTCGGCGGTCGTCAGCTCGGTGTATCCGAGCACACAGACTTCTCGCCACGCACTGTCGATGTAAATCTTCAGGGCTTTCGCACCTGTGTTCGTGTCGAACCACGGCGACCCATCCGCCGGTGTTGGCGTGCTTGGGGCCGAGGTGCCCGAGAACATACTTGCCAGCGTTGAGGATCTTGTCCGCTGGTAGATCAGGGCGTCGTAGACGGAATCACCGCCAGCCGCCTCATTGAAGGTTTGCCAAGTCTGTGACATTAGCTGGCTCCATTACTCATTGTCGTCTGGAGAAAACTGACTTCTGGTCGGTATTCGCTGTTCGCTTCGCGGCGAAGCTCCATTTTGACCTTAGCGTACTGAAATCTGTAGGCCGTGGCAGTGACCAGTGGCTCATAGTCTTCAGTGAACACGTTGTCCGTATTCGACTCGATGTAGAACGCAATCGCCGGATTGTCCGGTGACGGCTCGAAAGCTGGAGTGATCTTCACGTCGAGGAAGCTGTTGACCGACTGGTTAAAGGTGTCATACACCTTTAACCGTGTCGCAGGCACATTTGTGGCACGGAACAGGTAGTTGACCTCGCCGCTGTGGACGTTGTTCAGATCGAAGTCGTAGGTGTACTTGGCGAACGTGATGCCTTCGGCCATCAGCAGCTTTCCGCTGCTGACTGACAACGGAGACTGCACGAGTACGTCGTGCCAGTATTCGACTTCGGATGAATAGGTCACACCGTAACTGGTCGGCGTGTAGGCATACCCGGCAGATTCCCCACTTATGATCGACTCGAAGTAGCCATTCACTTTCCCGTCGCGATTAGTGGCCCACGTCTGGTTCGCGAACGCCGAAGCATCACTCGTCTCTCCGGGAGTCGCAGTGATCACACCGCCTGCGTGAATGACCCACAGGCGGGCACGGCCTGAGTTCGTGCCGTCGTTTCGCACGTCGCAGACAATCGTGAAGTCTGTTCCCGTCGAAATCGCCGCAGATAGAGTCGCGTTCGTGATCGTGGACCGGGCGTAATCTGTGGGCGTTGAATTGTTCGCGCCCGCACGCCAGACCAGATTCCCGCCGCCGTCAAATCCGAGGTAGCAGCCCTTGTTTGAGTTACCCATCTCGAACAGGCAGCCACGGACAGTGCTCCAGTTGGCGACCTGAATCGTGACGGCCCAGACGCCGCTGGATCGTCGGTCAAACTCGTCCGTGCCGGTGATGTCACCAGATCGCCAGCCTGCTCCGTACGCGGCATAGACGAGACCGTCCTGCGGCGTTGACTGGTCTGCACCGACGCCGCACTCAATAAATGCCTGCGCCTCATTGCTGGGCAGGTAGGACCATGTCGTATGCTCGTCCTGAATCTTGTGAGATGCCCCGTTACCGGGATACATCAATCGCTGGACCGAACTCTCAGTTCCATAATTTCGTGAGCCGTTGGCAAGACTTACAAACGGACGGACCTTGAACTCATACGTCGTCGCCGTAGCGTCCTCAAGAGTAACCTTGATCAAACCCTGCGGATCAGTCGTCTCAAGCCGCGTCTGGAGATCATCCCACGCACCGCCGGGCAGAGAGTCTTCCAGTTCGTCAGTGGCCCGGACTTCGTAGGACACGACTTCGTTGCGAATGCTGAGTGGCTCCCACGACAACCTTGCGTCCGCCGAATAGTACGACTGGCTGCTGTAGACGCCGTGAGCAGTGAGGTTCGTCACTGCCCCGAGGCTCAGTACCTGAGCAGTGATCGAAGCCGCCGTCGAACTGAGGTTGCCACTCGTGTCGCGGGCCTTGACCAGAAACGTGATGTCGGCAGTCGTATCAACGTCGATCGTGATGTCAGTTGAATTGCTGTAGACCGGGGATGCCGTCGAAAGGTCGTCAGGCCAGGACGTGTCCTGAATGATGACATAGTCACGCAGGTCGAGGTCGGTGACGGGATTCCACTTCAATCGGATCTTCGAGAAGCCTCGCAGGGCAAGAAGCCCAGTCACGTCTTCCGGCGGCAACTGCTTGCCGTAGATCGTTACATTGGACAGCTCCAGCGGCGGCGAGATGACCGACTTCGTTCCGCCAGCCAGAGCAGTCACCCGGAACTTCCATATTCCGGGGACCGCATCCAGTACCGTCGCGAATGGCGACGAGTGTGTGATCAGCGGCAGATATTCCTGAGTCCCATCGGCAGCACGTTGCAGAGGACCGCTCACGTCCCACTGGTACGCTGTTACACGCGGATCGGTTGACGGAAGACAGCTCAGGTCGATTCGTGTCGCAACGTCACTTGCAGTTCGATACAGCGACTCGATGTAGCTGAGTTCCGTAGGCGGAGTAACGGCACCTTTCGGGAACAGGTCGGTCGAGGGCCGATCGACAAGAATGTCCTGCTCGATTCTGGCGAACTTCGTCTTGTCGTACTCCAGTGCCGTGACTTCGTACTTGGCCTGCTCGACCTCACGCAGACTCAGCACACGGTACTCTTTGGCATTGGCAGCAGCCGCCTGAATGACGTACATCGCGTCGGTGATCGGCTCGCCGGTTGGGCGTTTTCCGAGCTTGACCACGGCAGTTGTTGTTCCCGCCTTGAGATCGACCGTGTCGATCAGCATCTCGCGGGTCATAAACATGATCTTGTCGCCGTCCTGCACTGAGTACGGTGCGTCCAGCGTGATCGTCCCATACGGAGCCTGTTCGTAGCTCGCGGCCTCTCCACCGTAATATCGCAACGGAGTCAGCAGTGTGCCGTTGAATGCCGTCGTGACCTGATCGACAACCGTGTTCGAGGACAGGACTCCGTAGCCACCATCCTCAGCATCCGCGAACCGTTGATTCTTGAGACCGCCCGGTGAGTTCGACGAGGCGTAGAATTCCCAATCGACCCAGACAAGCAGCCGACCTGTAGTCGGTGAGATCGACCACAGCAGGTGATACTGGGTGTCCGCCGCAAAGAACGTCGCCGGGACCGTCACGCGGCAGGCAGCACCGTCCGAAATAACCGAAACGCCCTCACCCGCGTGAATGACGAGATTGCCCTCGGCATCGAAGCCGACATACATGCCTTCGGTCGCACTGCTCGACCCATTGCCCAGCTCAGCGATCAGCCCGGTGGGCGTCGTCCCGCTTGCGGGCGTCTTGAACGAGCACTCAAACGTGGCGTCAGCACCACGATCGAGCAGCGGAATCTCTGTCGTCGTGATCGTATCGCCGTCGACAAACTGCTGGTCCAGCGTGAATGTCTGAATGACCGTTCGGACAACGCCGCCGTCCCAGTAGCTCAGGTCGCTGACCAGAGTGATGTTCGTGTCTGTTGCCACTTCGCCAGCAACGATGTCGCCGGACGATCCACCGTACTTCGCACCACTGGATGCTGCCCACGTTCCGCCGAACGATGAGCCGTCAGCCGTGGACGCTTCACCGAGGAACTGGCTGTTGCCCCACAGACGGACTCGGCCAGCCGGATCAATGTGTGCCAACAGAGTCAGTTGACGGCCCACGGCCAGCTTCGCATACGGAATAACCAACCGGGCAATGTCGTTTGGATTACCCTCGAAGTCCGATCCGCCGTAGCCCGCACGCAGGACCAGCCCACCAGCGGTGTCGAACCCGAGATAGGCTCCGGTAGTGCTGTTGCCAACTTCCCAGATGCAGCCAGTCGGCTGCACGTTCGGGTCGATCTTGACCACGCACTCGAAGACTGCATTCGTCGTGTAGTCCAGACTGCCGATCGCGGAGCCGGATGTCGTCGTTGACGTAACAGTGCCCGATGGAGTCAGTGACTCGAACGAGTAGTTCATAATTCTGCCGCCGAGCCGACTGTTCTGCTTCATCGGATCAGCGACAGCAATGATGTCGCCCGGCATCAGGTCGATGAAGTCCAGACCGCCCTGAAACGTAACCGTGTCGGTTTCGTGCTTCTCGGAGTCCAGAATCCACTTGCCCATGCGGCGGGCTTGCGACTGAGAGGTTGTGCCGTAGGCCACGACCTCAATCGGGTTGTACCCGTAGCGGTCAATCAGATCGAGGTCTTCGTAGACCTCGACCGCCTGCTTGTAGTTGTCGTCGGGATCATTCCATGTGATCAGGGCCACGGAATGCCGTGCCTTGCGTGACGTGGAGCTGTAGGTGAAGTTGCCGTCGATCACGTCAGCCGGAGCGACCAGCCGCACCGGGTCTTTGGGACGGTCCTGACTGAACGCGACTCCCGAAGTTGATGCGTAGACCATGCCACGGAAGCATGACGCGATCGCCTGAAGTACCTGATACGCTTCCCTGCGTGAATTGATCGTTGTGTTGCAGACGTAACGGTACTCGTACGATTCCTGCTTCACTCCCGCAGCGTCGATCGTTACGACCGGGACAAGCTCGTCGCAGTATTTTGCGATCGAGTAGAGCGAGTACACGTCAATGTCCGTGTCCCGATCAAGCCCAAGTCCATACCGTTCATTGGTCAGCAGGTCCAGCATGACCCACGCCGGGTTGTTGCTCCACCTCTGCTCAAAGGTGCCGTCCCAGAAGTCGGGATACCGACGCTCTCCCTCAGTGTTTTCTGCCTCATAGCCAGTTGGAACGTCGACCAGCTTTCCGAGAACGTCAAAACTTCGACGTGGGACGTTTCCGCCAAACTTCTGAGCATCGACGATAAGCCCAATCAGAGCACTGTCTGGATATCTCAGGTTGTAGGGCTGGATCTCAGTGTAGGTCGAAACTGCGAGCGTGTCCTGAACCGTGGCCGACTCACTGTCTTCGGTTAGTCGGCTCACCCTGACCGTGATTGGATACGCGGCTGCGGGAAGCCCAGCCTCGACAAGGCGGTTTGAGAATTCTTCCAGATCAATGAAGTAGGATTCCTCGTATGCACCGACCGTCTTGCCGCTGATCGTGATCTCGCCGCCATAGATGTGATATGGGCTGACTTTGGCGATCGCCGTCGCCCCAGTGCCGCCGCCGGAGTCACTGATCACGACCGTTGGAGCCGACGTGTACCCGGAGCCGCCAGCCAGTTTGCCGATGGCCGTTGCCTCAGCATTGCGGATTCCTGAGATAAAATGAATAAACTGCGCACGAGGATTCTCCTCACCCAGATGCCCCGTGATGTCAACAGTAGGGGCCTCTGTGTAGCCACTTCCTGAATTAGTGACTGTGATCGACTCGACCGATCCGAGATCGTCCAGAGTAAGCGATGCTGCTGCTCCCGTACCGCCGCCACCGGAAAGAGAGATTGCCACAGTGGCCGGATCGTAGCCCATGCCCGGATCGTCGATGCGAATGCTGGCCACGCCGGTCGTAAGCCAGATGTTCTTGATGACGCCGTCCTCGATCTCAGGCACTGCCGTGGCCACCACGTCGGGGCTTCCACCTGTGAGCGTAACTGTCGTTGCTGCCGTGTAACCGGAGCCGCCGGTGGGCAGCAGCGTGCATTCCGCAGTTGCTTCCTTGTCGTACGCCCCACTGGGCATCGAAAACGAGATTCTTGGTGGTTCTGTGTAGCCCGAGCCGGGGCTGGTGACGGTGATCGACGTGACCTTCCCGTCCGTAATCGTTGCCGTAGCTGCGGCTCCCGAGCCATCCCCGCCGACGAAGTTGACGGTCGGTGCTGTCGTGTAGCCCTCTCCCTGCTCTGTCACAGTTACGGTGTCAACGCCTGCGGTGAGCGGTATATCGTCAACGGAAGACGCCCCGGAATCACCGCTGGACCCCAGTTCTATCTTGATCTTCACCGAGGTCGGTTCAACGTCGCCGTTTTTCGTGTTCTGTTTGTAGAGTGAGTTCAGACGAACCTTGAGACGAATCTGCTTGACGTTGGAATTCTCGATCGTAAACAGAACTGGATTCTGTTTAGTGAGTGTTACGTTGACAGACTGCTCAGTCTCCACCTGAGCAAAGCCCGGCATTGATCCCTGATCCTCAGTGCCGAATCGCTCGTAGACATCGACGCCCTCATAGTTGAGCGACCCGTCCGCATTCTTGACCGGCGTGTCGTCCATGAAGATCGAACGAAGCGGATCGTCGGCAGTTCGTGCCAGTCCGTAGATCGGACCTTCGCTGATCAGATCAATGATCTTCGCGACACTGCGGGCCTGAAGCGTATTCGGATGCTCTTTCGGCGTACGCTGGCTTCCGCCCTTGCCCGCACCCGAGATGATGGGCTTGCTCATACAACTACCGCACCGAAGGATGTTTTGAGGGCTGGTTTGGTCAACAGCGAGAACTTGGCACCGTCCGCATCAGTAGCAGTATCGCCAGTGCGGATGATTCGCTCTGATGCCAGTCCGCCGTAGATGATCACGGAGCCGGTTCGCATCCTGCCGTAAACGATCGGCACGGCAACGCCCTGCTCGTTCGTGTTGACCGGCCCATCAAACAGAAAGCTGGGCCGCTCGGCAGGCTCGCCCTTCTCTTCGTTCTTCGGAGCCAGTGCCGAAGAGATCAGCATGAGAATGCCCAGGAAGCCGAGGCCGAGAATAATCGACCCAAAGCCGCCCAACGCACCGCCAGCACCCAGGCCAAGAAAGCCGCCAGTTGCACCCGCTCCAGCAACTCCGGCACCGATCCCGAACGGAGCAAATATACCACCCAGAAAGCCACCGGCCCCAGCTCCGCCAAGAAGTCCCAGAAAGCCCTTCAGTTCGCCTGCCGCCACCGGACGAATGTGAATCTCGTCGGCACTGGTCAGCATCTGAAGCTCGTCTTCGCACATGCCCTGTGGCCGAATTGGCGTGCTGATCACGAACCAGCCGGTTTCCAGAGCCTTCGAGAAACGGCCATTGAAATTGGCTTCCATCAGCCGAATGGCGGCAGCCACGCTCCTGACGGACATCGTGAACTCAGGGCCGAATTCCTCGGCTAATGCACCATGTAGGATCAGCTTTTTCACCAGAGGCTCCTGTGGCGTATGACATACTCAGCTCGACGAACCCACGGCCTGACAACTTCCTTGCGGGACAGTCTTCCTTCCGTGTGTGAGATCGCCAGACCACCTGCGACCAGTATCCCACAGTGATTCACAACACGCGACGATATCCTGCCCATCACGATGTCGCCAACGCGGAGATCACCTCGGTTGTCGATCTGCTCGAATCCTGCGGCCTCGATATTCTCGCGACTTAGCAGATTCTGACCATGCCGATACCAGTCAAAATCGCGAGGAAGCTGGGGCATCGCGGTTCCAATTTCGGGGTGGTACAGCCTGTACCAGTCTCGAACGAGACACCAGCAGTCTCGAACGCCCGATAAAAACGTCCGGCCAATCAGCGGGGGGATCGGACACTGATCTCCGAACCACTCGATTTGCGTTGTCCGTCCACTGGGACCGTCGACGCCGAGGATGCCCCACGGAATCGCCATTGCCTGCTGCTGTGTCATGTCGGCAGCAGACGGACAGGGCTGCATGTTGGGATGGCTGTGTACGAGAGCCTCGATGTTGTCCGGGTAGTCGGCAACACGGAACTGCTTCGACGGGTCTTCCGCCACATTCCTCAACGGCAGGAACCGACCGTCGACTATGCAGCCAACAGCTTCCGCCGGGAAACATTCCCATGCGTACTGTCGAATCTCGTGTTCCAGTTTGGCGTTACAGCGGACGGCTTTTTCTGTTTCGTCGATATAGAACTGCACCTATCTCACCCTTCCGACTCCTGGAAAGAACCATCCCGGCAACGGGCTGTCACCAAATCGAGCCACACAACTGCTCAATCGCTTTCCGCAACGATCCTTCGATGGATCGTCTACAGAGTTGTCCAGTTCATCGAAGTACGGCCCTTCCGTCCCGCCCTCGACGCCGTCTGATCCGGCCCACGGGCAGGTCGCTTTATCATAATCAAAGCCGCCGGTCGTTGGATCGTAGACACGGTAGCGTTGCAGGCAGGCATTCCTGAGAACCACCCGATTAGGTAACTGCACACCTTCCTTGTCCAGAACCGAACTGAGCACGAACTCCACGAACGACCCCGTTTCAATCTTCTTCTGCTCGACAGTGAATCGTTCGATCGGATAGTGCTCGTTCGGGTTCGCAAGCTCGTTGCCGTCGAGGTACTTCTCATGCACCTTCCAGCGGGTCAGGACTGCCCCCAGCGGATCGCCCAGCTCGGCGATGATCGCACTGGGAATCAGCTTCGCATTTGCGATCTTCACTGACGGCGTCGGCAACTGGCCCTTTCCGCTTCGCTCAAAGCCCGACGCCTCGATCGGCAGCGGTGCGTAAACATTGCCTCTCCATGTAACGTCGCCAGACTCTTGAAACGAAGAACACCAACGGTACACCTGCGATTCGCCACGAATCGGAGTCAGGTCGAAATCAAAAAGTTCGACGATTCGCCCAGGCAGCAGGCTCTGCTGATCCTCGTATCGCGTCATGCCGCAGCTCCGTACCATCTTATGAACTTACAGGTGATCGTTTCGCTGTCGCCCTTCAGATCGCCACGCTTGAAGTCGAGGCCGCAGCGGAACAAATCCTGCGGGTGATTCTGGGGAGTCCAGTAGAACGGCTCAGCCGCCTGACGATCGGTCAGGAAGGATGCGATCGCAGCGGCTACCGGCTGTGGCAGGACGAACTTCAAGTCCCACTCGTCCATCTCAATGTTGATTCCTCTCGGGACAACCTGAACGAAGCCGTCGCCAAACGTGTTGACGATGTTGTTGAACTTCCGGGTGAATCCGCCGGACGAAACGTCCGGCAGAATCTGCGTCCCGTAGTACGGCGACCCGGCGGTGAGTTCCGAGAAGTACGCCTCAGTGTAAACCGTAGGAAACGTGGGGTACGCCATTACAGGAACTCCCTGCGATTCAGTGACTCAAGCATCCCGCCCGGACGGGTTTCACGCATCAGTAGTTCGGTGAAGCTCTGACGCACCATCGTTCCGATCTGCTCGCCCTGCTGTTGGCCGTCGCCAGCACCGCCGCCTTCGTTGACGACAGTGATCTGTGGAGCATAGTTGATCGTTGTCTGCCCACCGGCGGCCTTCTGCTTGCCACGGGCCGTTCCGCCATTGTTCATGCGGAGCAGGTCGGCATAGTTGCGACGTGTGGCAGAAGCGTTGAC